CCATTATAAATACCACTATGCCCCATTATTCGCCAAGTACCCGCTGCGGAAGTGGTGCCAGAACCCCAATTGCTGCCGTTCTGATAAGTGTTTGCGTAATAAAGACCTGATCCTGCTCTAGTAGAACCGGGGGTAAAGTTTGCGGTACTAGACGTATTTCTCATCAGAGCGTAACTTCCTACAGCACCAAGGGTTGTGCTTGGCGTTCCGGCAGGACCTTGAGGACCCGTAGCCCCTTGAGAACCTGTAGCCCCTTGAGAACCAGTAGAACCTGTTGGACCTTGTGGTCCAGTAGCACCTGTAGCCCCCTGCGGCCCTTGTGGCCCTTGTGGCCCTTGTGATCCTTGTGGTCCAGTAGCACCTGTGTTGCCAATTGGGCCTTGAGGACCTACTGGTCCTGTAGCGCCATCATCGCCATCTGCACCAGATGGACCAGATGGACCCGTAGCCCCTGTGTTTCCAGTATCGCCTTTTACACCCTGCGGTCCGGTATTACCGATAGGCCCTTGTGGACCCGTAGCCCCTGTGTTGCCGTCTGCACCAGCTGGACCTGTAGCCCCTGTGTTGCCAATTGGGCCTTGAGGACCTGTGTTACCAATTGGGCCTTGTGGACCTGTAGCCCCTTGTGGACCTGTAGCCCCTTGTGGACCTGTAGCCCCTTGTGGACCTGTGGCTCCGTCTGCTCCGTCTGCTCCTTGAATACCTTGAGGCCCTTGCAACGCGGCGTTAGCAATAGTCTGCTTTTCCCATGCACCAGCCGAAACATCATACACAGGGATTAGGTCTGAAGACGTGGCATCAGTACCTGTTGCAAACCCGGTGATTGCCGTGGATACATTCGCCGTGTCAGTAACATCTGCACTAGCCTCAATACCATTGAGTTTTGTCTGGAGGGCCGAAAGACCATCTACATCAACAATGTCAATCTGTCCGTCTTCTATTAGGCCGACAAAGGTTCCACCCATTATGTCAGCGAACTTCCTCGCGCGTGATTTAGTCATGTTTAAGTCCTACACATTAGGGTTTAGTGGGCCATGTAATGTCAGCGGGGAAGCCAGATTGCTGTGGTACATCCCTTAGTAAAGAACGGTAAGACGCCCATGCAGCTTGATCTACAGGAGCATCAGCAACCTGTGTCCAGTCAGATGAGGTCAATAGGTAGTCACGTTCTTGACGGGCTGTTATAGCAGGGTCTACTGGCTCTGGTTCTGGCTCAGGTTCTGGCTCAGGTATGTCCTCTACAGCCCAAGCTGTACCATCCCAACGTGCCAACTGTGCGTCTGTTGTTGAAGGTGGTGCAGTCTCTACGCAACCCGCTGGAATGAGCATATTGCTTTCATCCATTGGGTCTGTGTCTGCTGTTGTGATGCCTACGAAGACACCATCAATGTCGGTTTGATATACGTTCATATCTGTGTCTCCTTAGTATTTGATGCAAGCAAGTAAAGCTATGTTGCGGGGGCGAGTTTCACTGCCACCTGTGGCCGCTGTTTCCCTATTTGATGAGTTGGCTGATAAACGAGTTGAGTTGTCTCCGCCGTGATAGGCACGGTTGTCGTCAGCAAGAGAGCCGTTGTACACGGTGTGAGTATGAGACTCAAACTCATCTGCCTGTGCAGAACCAAAGCTACGACCACTATCAACACCACGACCGTCATCCCAGCCACGCAAGAACTCACCACGAAGGTCAGGCACGTTAAACGACCCACCAGAGCCACCAAATGTATAGCCAATAGCTGAGAATAGGGCTGAGTATGTACTTGTGCTTAGTGATGCACCGTTGGCTTTAACGTAACCAGACGGGGCAGAGGAAGCAGCTTGGTAAATAACGGAACCCGGAGGGCCAGAACCCGCAGCACCTGTAGCACCAGTTGGTCCTTGCGGTCCAGTAGCGCCAGTAGAACCTGTTGATCCTTGCGGTCCAGTAGAACCTGTCGGACCTTGCGGGCCAGCCGGACCTTGTGGGCCAGTCGCACCAGTAGCACCTGTTGCACCAGCAGCACCATCAGCACCATCAGCACCATCAGCACCTGTTGGTCCCTGAAGTGCAGCATTAGCGATTGTATGTTTTTCCCACGTCCCCGAAGAAGCGTCATACACAGGAATTAAATCAGTAGATACTGCATCAGATCCAGTAGTAAATCCTGTTAAAGCTGCGCCAACATTTGCTGTATCTGTTACGTCAGCACCTGTTTCAATGCCGTCCAGCTTGGAGCCGTCTGCGGCAACATCACGCCCATCGACTGTGCCAGTAACGACAATGTTACCCGTGATGTTCAGATTACCAGTCATACTATCGCCAGTCACAGCAACAAAGTCTGTCGCGGCAGATGAGGCAGCAGTACCAAGCGTAGGTGTACCCGACAGGTCGCCATAAGCGCCAGAGGTCGCAACAGTCGCCAAAGTGCTAGGGTCAAATGGTGATGGTGTCCCAGACAGATCACTATAAGCGCCGGAGGTTGCCACGGTCGCAAGATCGCCCGGCTGTGTAGCTGAAGCAGCTAATGCACCCTGAGCAGCGGTGGCGTAAGCTGTGGAGGCTGTAGTTGCCGCAGTGCCAAGGCTATCAATGATTGCCCCATCAGATGCCACATCTCGGCCATCTACAGTACCCGTGACTGTAATATTACCAGTAACGTCTATGCCTGCACTAAAGTCCACGTTACCGTAGAAGGTGCCGCCGTTGCTGGATGACACCATATCGGCTGTTGTAAAGGTCTTGAAGGCGACTACATTCAGTTCATCGTTCACTACAGTCGCATCCGTAAGAACAATTGTTGTACCATCAGTCGCTGTGTAGTCAGTGCCAGCCTCAAGTATCACACCGTTTAGGATGAGAATGAGGTTATCCTGTGTGTATGTAAGTGTATTACTATTGTCGTCCGTGCCAGAGAAAGTAGTCTGTCCAGCACTAGCTGTAAAAGCAAAGTTAGTTAGAGAAGCACCCCCCGCAGCAGAGGCAGCAATCCATTCTGTACCATCCCAGATGAACATACCGCCCGTAGTACTATTGTAAAACAACGCCCCTGTGACCAATGCGTTACCATCATTATCAACGGTCGGCTCTACGGATTTTGATCCAAGGTAGGTGTCATCAAACTGATCAAAGATAGCCGCAGCAGATGAGGCGCTGGATGCGGCAGCCAGCTGTGAGTTACTCGCAGCCACCTGAGAGGCCGCAGCAGCAACCTTGGATGCCTCGGCAGCCGTGGCACTTGTAGCAGCTTCCCCAGCCTTAGTCGTAGCCGTCCCAGCGTCAGTCGATGCAGAAGCCTCACTTGCAGCTGCATTTGCCTCACTGGTCGCCGCAGCGGATTCCGAAGTCGAGGCTGCGTCCCTAGCACCTTCACTAGCAGCTTGTGCAGTTTGACTAGCAGTCTTCGCGGTTTCTGAAGCAACCTGCGCAGCAACGCTGGCTATACGAGAGGTTTCACTAGCTGTCGCGCTGGTTGCAGCATTGCCTTCACTAGTTGCGCTATTGGCTTCGCTGGTTGCCGCAGCATTTTGACTCGCTAGAGAAGCAGCGGCACTAGCAGCACTTTCAGTCGCTTTAGTCGTAGAGATGCCAGCTTGAGTGGTTGCCACACCTTCCGAAGATGAGGCATTTGTTTCGCTAGTTGAAGCATTGGATGCGCTTGTAGAAGCAGCAGATTCACTAGCAGCAGCGTTGGTCTCAGACGTATCAGCATTGGTCTCAGCAGTTTCAGCAGCAGCCTGTGCAGCAACACTAGCTACACGAGAAGTTTCACTGGCTGTGGCGCTAGTTGCGCTATTGGCTTCGCTGGTTGCGCTATTGGTCTCGCTAGATGCAGCAGCGTTCTGGCTGGCTAGGGCAGCAGCGGCACTTGCAGCACTCTCCGCAGCTTTAGTTGTCGAAATACCAGCCTGCGTTGTCGCCGTTGCGGCCGATGTCGATGCGTTGGTTTCGCTGGTTGCAGCAGCAGTCTCAGATGCAGCAGCATTAGTCTCCGCAGTTTCAGCCGCAGTCTGTGCTGTTTCAGCGTTGGTCTCAGCAGTTTCAGCAGCAACCTTAGCCGCACCAGAGGCCACGTTAGACGCTTCCGATGCAGAAGCACTGGTTGCACTATTGGATGCCTCTGTGGCAGCTGTGGCGGCGCTAGTGGCCGCAGCATTCTTGGAAGATAAAGCAGCGGCTGCACTGGCGGCAGCATTGGTCTCTGCTGTTTCCGCAGCAACCTCTGCGGCACCAGAAGCCACCTCAGATGCACTGGCTGCGTCACGGGCAGTCTCAGCTGCGGTCTTGGCTGTTTCTGCGGCAACCTTAGCGGCCTCAGATGCAACTCTGGATGCCTGTGAGGCAGCGGCAGAGGTGGAGCTTGCTGTGGCACTAGCTGCGCTCTCAGAAGCCTTTGTGGTGGCTGTTGATGCAGAGGCTGCGCCAGATGATGCTGAGGTTGCAGAGGCAGCAGCAGAGGCAGCAGCAGCAGTTTCAGAGAGGGCCGCTGCGTTCTTACTGTCTTCGATTGCAGTTATGTTGCTAGGGGCTACTGGATCAACATCTGTGTTGTCAGGAGTTACACCAGTGCCGCTGTAGAAAGATGATGATGCCATTAGTTACCTCAGTCCTCGAAATTAGATGTTGGGCGCATTGTTGAGGCCATCCCAGATGTCTCACCAGTGTCGGCTTGCCCCTGGATCTCGGACAAGAAGTTGCCAGATTTACTTTCAAACAACGGACCACGTTCATCGAGGAAATAGTCGGAAGCATATGAGAGTGCTGTGTATGTCAGTAGATCTGAAGCAATTTTAGTTATTACATTTGTGCTAACGTCAGTAGCAAGCTCATCAAATTCGGCGTAATAGTTCAGGTAAACCTGGCCTGACGAAGGCATAGGGAACAGCTTGATCACCTCACGTTCCCTGGTGAAGTAGATGGGGTTTCCACCCTGACCTGTAGATTGCAGCTGTGCCATCTCATGCATAGGTATGCGAACCAAGGCGCGGCCTGCGTATTGGAGGTCTATAATCTCCAGGAGATTTGAGGGTATGACAATCTGACTGACTGCAACACCCGAGGTGATTGAGTAGGACTGTTGCTTCTCCATAGATGGTATGCGGAGTAAACGCTGTATCCTGGTCATAGCCTGGTCAATGAAGGTATCGGCCAAAGCATCAGTGCAGTCGCTACGGTTCAAAAGAGCAATAAAGTGTGCCCGGATTTGGCCTTTGTTCATTCTAGTCCCCTTGCTTTTGACAACCGAACTTGTCGCATGTCATTGGTGTCGTGCATCCCTTACAGGGCTTGAACTTGCCTGTGGTTTTATAAGCCATCTGCTATATCCTCTTATCGGTCGTCATGAATGCAGTCAGATCTTGTTCCTGGAGACGCTTGACGATCGCTGCGCCGGTCTCTTCGTAGATATTGAAACCTTCGCGTAACCATTGCTCTGCAACTACGGTTGGAATTGACGCCACACGCATATAGTCACCCTCGAGCCGAGTGGTGCTTTCATTACGGGCATCCTTCAGGTCATCTAGAAAAGCCTGGGAAATGTTCTGGGTGTGTTTCTTGACCAGGTCAAAGCCTTGAGTCAGAAATTCAGTCTGCACACCGTGCAGTTTGGTCTCTTTAGTCATTTAGGGGGTATCCTTGGGAGGTTAGGTGAGGACGCCCAGGTCCCCAGGAAAAGGAGAGCAAAAGTCCTGGGAGTTAGGGCGTCCTCGCACGGGCCTTAGGAAAGGCCGGTGATCTTCACACTGTCCGCGAAGTTACTGTGTTTACAGGAATATTCGCCGACCACCATATGGCGATCTGAGTCGCCTTGCTTGGCTAAGAGTGTGCGTGTGAACGGACGCAGTACGCATGTTTTGAACATGGACGGGTCGATCAACAGGGCGTGTGAAGTCTCTAAGTGTCTGTTAAGAACCACTTTATATTCGCCATAGGGCGAGACATAGAGGTCGATCACATTCACAAGGGTCTTACCCTGGGCGACTTCACGGTTGCGACCAGCAGATGCTGAGAAACCGGCGACGATTTGGGCGTCAGCTGGTTTGATCATGAACACTGACGGATCAGAACCATTGTTGAACGCTGTTTGACCAGCTTCAAGCAATTTCGCCTCTGTAAGGGCGTCCGTTGCGTTGGCACCGGCGTCAATACCAGTAGAGATCTGGTTGATCATTGATGCCATTTTACGAGCTGTGGAAGACGAACCAGCGACAGCTGCTTGGTCAACACCAACAAGGCTGAACTCCAAATCGCGCTTAATGCTCTTGAGAGTTTTACCAAGTTGCAGCGCAGTTTCCTTGGCTCGGCCATAGGTTTTTACCGCATCAGCAGAACCAGAAATACGGAAGGTTTCTTCCAGGATCTGGGTGTTGTTGGTACGCTCAACGATGTCGATCAGAGTGATATCTGCGGCATCTGCGCCCTCGACCTTAGCGTTAGACGCTGCGGCGCGGAGGCTGTCTTCGAGGAATGAGAACGTCCGTGCGGACACTTTCTCAGTCTTCGTCATTGTCAGCATAGGCGTATCTGTGGGAGTAATATCTGATAGGATATTTGAAACGTCCTCGGCCTTACCGACCTGGGAATAAGTTGTGTAAACAGTCATTTGAATGGCTCCTTGCCGTTTGACTATGAGTTACAACTTAGCTTTCCCAACGTGATAGGAGCATCTCAGCGATATCATCCATGTCACCATTCCGACTTCTGTTCTCACGGACACGCTGCGCCGCAGCAGATTGCTTACGAGCATTGATGTCCGAGGTAGAAGGTGGTGCCTTCTTCGATCGAAGGACCTTCCCCTTAGCTGTTTTGACGTGCATCGCCTTTGCCTTCTTAGTACCGGCAGCAGCTTTGCCCTGGTCATACAGACGGGCCTTGTTAAGGAGAGTGATGACATTGGGGTCAACGTATTGGTCAACCTGTTCTCTTGGGAGACCGACAGAAACAGCATATTCACGGATGTCATTGTACAAGGCATTTCCCCAATCAGGGATAGTCTCTTGGAGCGTTTTGATACACTCCTGAGCCATTTCCTGACGCTGGGCTGCCTGCTTTTGTTGTACTTCCTGGTAAAAAGAGTTGGACTCCTCCTTCAGGAACTTGAGTTCCGCTTCAGCTTCTGAGGCTTCCCGGCGTAGTGCGGAGAAATCCTCAACCGACATAGTCCTGGATGCAACGAGCATGTCGAGGTCCTGGTAGGGCTTATATCGGGTTTCTGCTCGTTCTAAGAGCTTCTGATAACTGAGATCCGCCCGTTGTAAGGCATCGTCTGCCTCTTTACGTTTGGATGCTAAGTCTTGAGACTTTCGAGTTAAAGATGCTTCCTGACCATAGAGACGCTTCAGATCCTTCAAGGATGCCTGTTTGGTTTCTCCATCGACTTGGATGTCAACAAGACTGTCGTCCGACAGTTCAGCTTCGTCAGCCTCGCCATCATCGTCTTCATCGACTTCTTCATCGTCTGGTTCACCTTCATCAGGGTCCTCATCCGTTTCTTCGTCTTCCTCTTGGTCTTCATTTTCACCTTCTTCATACTCAGCTTCGGAACCCTCTGTCTCTTCTACAGGTTCGTTAGCTGTCGCCTCTATTTCCTCATCGTCAGATGGGCTTGCGCCGTCTGTCCAGCGGTCTAGGATGGCTTCTGCTGCTTCATCGACATCGTCGTAGGCAGCGAAAGAAGTAGCTTCATTTTGGACGTTATTCATGGTCCAGCTCCTCTTGGCGGGTGTCGCCTTTCGCAAGTATCTCATCTTTGATGGACACCTGTTGTTTCAGTGTTTCAACCACGTCTACCAATGCTCGATAGTGGTTGTACGCTAACTCTCGGTCTGAGCCCTGGTCGGGCTTAGTGTTAACGAAAGTCTGGAATGATCGCTCGACCAGGTTATTGACTACCTGGTTGAACGCAGGTTGAGACAAGACGGCCTCAGCCGCCTCGCCAGTTTCAACGAGTTGCTCTTCTTCGTTCATGGTTGCTCTCTTTAAGATTGGCTAAGTTAGCCGGTTGGTGATGCGATACCTCTGACATCATCAGCGTTACGCAGGATCTCAAGCTCGGCCATATCGGTCATACGCTTGTGCTCCAGCTGCGCCTCTTTCAGATCGGTCGCATCAGATTGTATTGCGAAGCCTCGTTCAGCCTTGGTCGCTTCAAGTTCAAGTTTGAGTTGTGCGATTTGTGCGTCCATTTGCTGCTTGAGCTCCGCAATCTGGGTTTGTCTCTCCTGAAGTTCCAGCTGTTTCTGCTGCATCTGCATCGCCATCTCCTGGGCCTGGTCAGGCTGAGGTGGTGGGAGTTGATCAGGAGGTGTCAGGTAGTCAGCGACATTCTTGATGCCGTTGTTCTCCATGACATGAGACATTAACTTATATTGGTTCTGAGGTTGATACATCGTGGACAGAACAGGGTCCTGTGACATCAAACCATGTAGTGCCAGGTATTTCTGGGCTTCTTCAACCTGCTCACCATAACCGAGGTGCATCTCAACAACCACGTCACGTTTTGATCCCCATTCCGCCGGGGAGATTTGGACATAGTTGCCTGCAAGCTCAACGATCTTCTCTTCAGTCTCATGCTCGATGACCAACTTATAGATCATCTGATACAGGGGCTTCAGGAAGTTGTTGGCAAAGTTCCGGGCGATAATCTTCTGCCGCTGCTGCGACATAGTTGCCAGCTGTTCAACCATTGCGGCTGAGTTCTGCTTGCTGATGGCATCTTTGTTAAGGCCCTGGCTAAGACGGGAGACGCCTGTGGTGTCTTCTTTGTCGTCATCCAACATGGCCAACGTCTGGAACACAAACGGGTTCAAAGACGCCTGGGGCATAGGCATGATCGCATCTGGGCGTGACACATTCACAATACCACCAACGCGGTTGTCAATCAGTTCACGCGGGTTGGTAAGACCACCTTTGACAACCATATAACGCGGGTTGTTGGTGATCATTGTGTGATCGAGGATCGACCGGGTCAGTACAGTCCGGGCATTTTGGATTGGGATAACCTTCGATGCGAAGTTGTTACCAAAGAATGCGTGAGGAATAGGAAGTGGGACAAAGGCCACAAAGGGGCGCATCGTTGTAGCTTCCATCTCCAGGATCACGTTGCCTGCTTTGACAACCCGGTAAAGCTCGGCAACGCCGGTGGCCTCTGGGTCCATCATGACATAGCACTCATAGACAGTCACAGTGCGTACTTGGTCCTGGTAACCGATGTTTGAGAACCCACGGCTGGTGCCTACTTCTTCATGGCGTGAAAGGACCTCACCGTCTGTGTCCAGGTCTACATCTGAGTGGTCACCAATGTTCTCGATCTTCTTCTCATCGTACCCCATCTCACGGAGCTCTGAGATTGTTTTGTTAGTACGGTGTGCGCAGAAGTTTACGCTTTCAAGATCCTTACTTTGGGCCTCGATGATAAACTCTTCTGGGCTAATACTCTCGATGCAAATCTTCGATGCATCTGAGGTCACCCGCAGCTCTCCCGAGTATAAACCTGCCACGTCCTCAGTAATCTCTTCGATCTCTACGTTATCCTGGATCAGGATTTCGTCTAGCTCTTCCTCAGTGAGATCAGTGACCTCCTCGATGTGGCTTTCTTCACCATAGTAGTAGAAGACTTTGGCGATACCCGCCCGAGCTATCAGGCCATCGTGGATGACTGTCTGCATGATCTCGAATAGGTTGTTTTGACGGTTTGCAACGTAGTCACAATACTCAGTGGCTATCTCAGCAATAGGCTGGTCATCTGCATTCTGAGGCGCAAATCGAACGGTCTTGAAGCCTGTAGAGAATGTCTCCAGCAAAGCAGCTTTCATGCTCTCTACTGTATCGTAGACATCCATCGAAACATATTTGGAGTTCCCATCGTGGGCTGGCTTTGGGAGGACTGCATTATAATAATCCATGACGCGCTTACGCTCACGCGATAACTGGCTGTCGTAATAGCCTACGCTGCGGCGAATATTGTCATCCAGGAGGGCAACAATGTTGTCGTCTTCTAGTTTCTTATAATCTTTCTTATTCATGATTAAACCATTTCGATATAGTAAGCGTCAGACGCTTCAATTGGTTCCCAGGCACCCTCATGGATGTGGTTAGCGAGTGCCAGAGACATGACCGTGTCGTCAAAGCAGCCACCCTCCGCCTCCATGCCGCCCGTAGGGGTAACAATGTAGGTTAACATCTCACGGATTGTGGTCTTATCGTTTAGCTCGATCTCTCCCTCGCGGACGTTTGCCCGGAGTTCATCGATGATCAGTGGCTTGGTTTTGGACGTTGTTGTGAAGCCTAATTTCATGGTCTCTCGATCGGTCAGCTTGTCTACCTGGACTTCAGTAAAGAAGTTTGGATAGGCCATATCTTTACCCAGGCGAGTACAGGTTAAGATGCCGTGAGAGTTGTTCTCCACAATGATATAAGCAAAGTTAAACAGCTCACCTAACTTGTAGAGGACCTCAGCAAAGTAGTCGGGGTGAACTTGGGCACGATAGGTCGCAACTTGGCGCTTTTTACTGTCGAGGATCTGGGCGACTGAGAAGTCACCCCCTCTGACACCCATCGCAACATCAGCACCGATCGTGTATTTCTCACCAGGGTCGATCGTCTTGTATAGGGTAAGCTCACCTCGGGTATTATCGATCCATTCACCACCCTCTAGGGCCATACGCTGTGTTGGATCAGGAGCTTCATCTAGGCTCTTCTGGAGCCCCTCTGGGTTGAAGACAGGCCGCCCGGTCGTCAGGAAGGCTTCTGAAGGCTCTGCGGGATATTCTTGACGATAAAGATCTATGCCGTTCTGGGCGATCTTGCGCCGCCTAAACATGAGCTGCTCATCGTCTAGGTCGTACTTGGCAACCAACTCTTCTTCTTCAGGTGTTGGCTCAAAGTTCTCAGGGACAGGCTCCCTATATTCAGGGTCGAGAAACCAGGGGATAAACACCGGCACATAGCCATTGGTGCCATCAACAGCGCCTTTCCATAGATCATAGAAGATACCACTGACGCCGTTAGCTGTACTCTCAACGAAAATAGCAGTGCCAGGCTTGTTAGGGACCGCCTGGGTCATACCGTTCCAGTTCTCCAGGGCCGTAGACTTTTGCCAGAACGCAAGCTCGGAGGCGTGGACGTGCGTAAGGGTCTCACCTCGACCAATGCTCTCACCACCGGCGGTGGCAACAACAAATGAACTATCCAAGACATCAAATGTAAGTTCCCGGCGGGAGCTATACTTTGTGTGCGGCTTCAGGAGCTCTGGGCAGTTGTCATGGTATCGTTTGGTCATATCGAAAAGCGCACGGGTGCTGTCTGAGTGGTGCGTGATGACCATCGCTTTACAGGCTTTGCGTTGCGACACGTTGAAATACAGATAGCCACCAACGTGGGTCGAGAGACCTTGCTGCCGGGCCTTCAGGATGATGATACGCACCTTACCTTCAGACGCCATCTGCTTCTCTACAGCCTCATGGAGGATGTGCTGGGCAGGCTTGAGTTTTAAAGGCTGGATGTCACCATCCTTGGTGCGGATCTTGAGTGCAGCCTCCGAATAGAAACTAAAGTCATCGTATAGTCTCTGTCGAACTTGTTTAAGTCTCTTGTCCATCTTCGATTTGCTCTTCTTCTGGGGTGGCTACTAGGAGCGACTCCAGGAAGGCTTCAGCTTTGCCGATGGTGACTTCGCTCTTCGCAGCTGGTTTGGTTTTAGTGAAATCCAGGACCATCCTGGCAGCTGTTAGACGGTCCCGGTTTTGACCAGGTTCGCGCATGATCTCTACAGCAGCCCGTAGGGCCTCGATCGCATACACGTCATCAATTTCGTTCTCTTTTGCCATGATCGTTACGATCCTCTCTGCGTCTTCTTTGGCCCTCTTGCGAATAGGCTCAATTGCAGCAGCTGTGTAACCATCAGGAGTGCCCTTGGGTCTGCCGCCTTTATTCTTTCGATTTGCCAGCATCTGACGGAACTTTTCGCGTCCCTCGGGTGTTTGATGCTGTCTTGCTATTGGGTTTGTTGATATCGGCCTTGCCTTTTGGGTTTGCTTTGGTGGCCTTGGCGCTTTCTTTCGCGGCTGGTTTGGTGCTCCCATCCATCGTCTCCAATATACTGTTTATGATTGAGAGCGTGAGGCGCGACTGAGGACAGAAGACTGGCTCAGGCACGCTCTTCCTTATCTCCCCAAAGATAACCAGGCGCTGGGCTTCAGACAGAAGATGTGAGTGTTTTACATCCTCAATTGCCCGTAGGATTGGGACCAGGTCCAGTGCGGTTTTATTCATGTTGCTCTCCAAAGAAAAAGAGGCCCCCGAAGGGACCTCATTAGTTTTACGCGGAAAGGGCACCCATACCCGGAGGTGGGGGACTTAGAGCACCAGGAGGCATCTGCATCCTCTGCTTCTCTTCCTCTTCTTCAGCCATAGCCTGGGCCAGCATAGCCATGACCGTAGCCATGACGATAGCAGCTGGGTGGTTGAAGAATTTGACCTTGTTGTTACCGGCGTTGTTGAATTGTTGCCTGATAAGGGCAGCCGTCTTAGGCATAACCGCTTTCGCCAGCTTAGGGTTGATCAGGTAAACCAACACGGGATCGACAGCCAACTCGCGTACACTCTGCATGTAGTTAGTGTAGTAGTCAGCCTGCTCCTCACGGTTGGCCACGCCTGTGTCTACCTCAGCTTGGGAGATTTGACCGGCATCAAACTGCTTCTGGTAATAACCCTTCCAATCCTTGAGATTGTCCGACAACTTACGAACTTCCCGTAACGCATGACGCTGCGAAGGATCTTTGGTCGTGTAAGTATCCACATTCAACTGGAGATTATCTAGCTCGGCCATGATGTCGGCGTCACCCGTCTGTTCCAATAGGGGTCTCATAGCACTACCAGCAAAGGATCCCATGGGTGCCCGGTCACTTTCCCCGGTCAGAGGGTTGGTAAACAGGGTGTCTTCAACCTGGGAACCATTCAGATCTAAGGGGCTCAAAGTCATCCCATGGGCAATCTCATGGATCAAATCAGAGAGAGCTTGGATGTTACTTACGGAACCGCCGTCATCTAGCATAGCTCCTGGGTTGAGGCCAAAGACAGTGCCTTCTGCACCTTTTCCGCCTGTTTCAGGACCCTTCCGATAGAACGAGGCAACCGCAGTGGGATCGCCAGTTCCATATGCAGCAAGGCGCGAGGCATACATCTCTTCCTGGCTGTCAAATAGACGGACAGTGATGCCCAGGGTGTGTGCCAAGCTCAGAGCCTGGTCGATAGACTGGATCCCATTCTCTTCTGGGGTTCCACGTTTGCCAACCTGAAAGGTCGCTTTTACCTGGGGGACAAACTTCTTGACCGCTGCAAGAGCTACCCTTGCGAGAGTGCGCCCTTTGGAGGCCCCGCCATCACTGGCCCTGGGTGTTCGTCCACCAGCTGGCCCAGGGGGGCTGAGGAGGGCTGGGAGGATACTGTTGTCGGCTGCTGCCTGAGATCCATCAGGCCCTGTATAAAGTCCCCCATCTTGTCCTTCGGGACCTGGGATATTATTGATGGCTCCGCTTCGCTCTGATGCGGGGAGTGCTTCTTCAATTTGCTCATTTGTTATTCCTTCCTTTGTGGCAAGCATCTTAGCAGCATCGAGGTAGTCGTTGTCAGAACCCCGACCTGGTGCTACGCCACCTTTTCTGAATAATTGCTTCTCTGGATACCACATAAGGGCCTGGAAGTCAGCTGTCGATATATCTATTCCTATTTCTTTCAGTTTAGATATTGCCTCTTTTGTTACGGACCGCATGTAAGAACGCTCACCAGCATTCTTTGGCTGCGCCTGTAACTGGGGAACCATGTTTTTTACCATTGTTCCGGTAGATTTAAATAGTTGAGGCTTTGGTGGTTTAGCTTTAGGGTTTTGCTTCTTGGATTTACGGAAAAACGCCTGATATCTTTTGTCTAGCCTAGACACAAAGGCATCTAAGGTTTCGTCATTCTTTAGGTCTGACTTTTTAAGACCCATATCCGACATCGTCTCTTTAATCAGTTGTTTCCCAAAGACATCAGCAGACGCCAGCTCGGCTCTTATTGTTGACCTGTTTTTATCTAAATCCTTCAGGTCTTCAAAAGCACGGCCAGTAAGTCTATTCCACATACGCATCCACCAGATATCCATTGTCAGTGGGTCATAGTTACCTCGGATGTTCTGGTAGAAACCTTGGCCAATCTTAGGGCCTACAATGTAAGATCCTTTGACTATTTCGGACGCACCCTCAGATGAAGGAACAGTGATATCCGTACCATACTGACTGTTGAACTGTCCGATATATTTAGTCAAATCACTGACGGTAAAATCGGAGTCCAGGAAGTCACGCATTGGTACATTCTGGCCAGAATCCTGGTAAGCGTTAAAGAATGAGAAGGCATCAACCATAGACTGGTTGCGTTCCCCACCTTTTATCCATGTGTCTGTAGGCATACGTCCAGTATCCATAAACTCACGGAAAACCATCATTGCGTATTCAAAGTTGTCCGCGACAGCCTGGCCGTTGGATGTCACAGCCAATGCATAGTCGAAAGCAGCCTCAGCTTCGGGTGATTGAGTTACCCTGGGATCTACAAGGGAGACAACTGACTTTGCGGCTTTTAACTTACGGTCATACCACCCTATGGCATTACTATCAGAGTTTAATGCATTAGCAGCCTCTGTAGCCATAAGACGTGCAATCTGGTCGATATTCTCAGGTGTCTGTTCAAATGGTGTAGTTCTACCAGTAGCTGCCTGCCAGCGGTCTTGCAGGACTTGGGCAAACTCAACTAAAGTGCGTTTTTGCGGGGGTTTATATGTCCCACCTTTCATTTCAGATAGCTCGCCGGGGCTCGGCATGATGGTCATATTCGTGGCATCCAAGTCCGCATCAGAAACCTGGAGTGGGTTGTTTACCTGGTTGAGTGCGGGGCCTGTGGGCACCTCAGGAATACTACGGCTGTCGTCTGCCTGCGGTGGTGTGGACACAGTGACTTTGTCGTAAACCGGGTGGGGCTTACCCCGAACACTAATGTTCCCAATGATGTTGCCGGTCTGCACCTCGCCCTGGGTTGTAGGACGCAAACGTGGCTCAGAAGGCTGGTTAGGATATGTTTCCAAGGAAACTGGGTTCTGAAGGTCTGTGTCTAGACTGTAGACGTGCTTGCCACGGATCGTAGTCGAAACCACTGTCGCCGGGCCATCGTAGTCAATCCACTTCCAGCCAGCTTTCTGTTTGAACAGATTTACCTTTACTTTAGGACCGTCTGCTTTGGTAGCTGGCTCCGCTGTAGTGTCGTTGGTCTCTAGGACGGGTTTACCATCAACGACTTTAACCGAGCCACCTGTGTATGTGGTCCCCGTGACATCCTGTTTAGTATCAAGGTCGATATAGTTGCCACCAGGTACAGGATTTTGTACGCCAAACACTTCTTGCATCTTGGCGTTGTTGTAGGGAACCGGCACAACTCGAGCATCGTCAGAGATAGCCTCTTGAGTAGCCTGGGCCTGCTTCAACATCGAGGCCTTGCGCTTTTGTTGTAACTTTACGCGATCGACATAGGGCTTATAGAACTTGTCCACGTTCTCCTGGGAGACACCCTCATCAACGAGTAGCTGTTGGACCTCTTCCATGGCCTCGATTGGCATATTCTCAGTCTGGACAGCTTCAAGTGCCACATAGAGGGCCTGGGCCTCATCTTCGAGCATTGTAGGCGTCAGGTTCCCACCGGGGCGGTTCGTAGCCTGGCGGTTCTGGAGATCGAGTGTATCCAAGACCTGCTCTTGAAGTTTCAAGGCAGTGTCACGGTTAGCCTGGATGCCTGCCTGGTAGTTCTCGGACGTAGTTGTCTGATTGCCGTTAACCGTAGGCTGCGCTGGGGCAGTTGTGTCAACATTTGGTGCCGGAGACGCCTGGGCAGCAGGAGCTGCGTCCATCTTGGGCGCATTGCCCATCTGGATTGCCCGAGCTTGGGCCAGGGGCTGGTCTGGAAGGCTAGTACGCTGAACGCTACTGCCGCCGTCCATGAGACTGGCGTCCAGGTGGTTGTTCACCAGGTTGACCAACTGGGTTAGAGCCCGGATAGGCCGCTGCTCACCGTTAAGACCGGCCTGGGCGTCATCGAGGACCTTGTTGACCGCCACATCATTGGGGTTCTTGCTGTCAGCCGGGTGCTTCAAGCGTAATTCAGAGACCACTGTTTGGATCTCTTCTGCGGGGATACCTGTGCCGACCGCGACAGTGCCCAATGGGCTGCCATCTGTGGCGTTGCCTGTCATGCCTGCAAGTGTACTGACGATGTTGGCGTCTTCTGCCTCCTGGGCTGCCCTGGCTGCTGCATCGTCAGCCTTGGCTTGCTCTGCCTGCTGTTTTTCGAGTTGAGCGGCGGCAATCAGAGATGGACCCTGGGGAGCATCTTGGCCGACGAGTTTCTCGAGCTTCGTTACAAAGCGGTTGACCTTGGAACGGCGACCCGTGGCTGCATCAAAGGCCCGACCGGCGGCAACAATGCCTGCGGACTTCAGTGGGCCAACAACAGATGCACCATAGATGCTACCAATTGTGCTGAGGCTGCGGTTGGGGTCGTAGTTACCTGAATTGTCAGTGAAGGGGTTTAGGAAGTCCGTGAATTGACTGACGCCACCCTTGAGGCCGTCCTGGAAGAGATCTGTGAGGACATCCCCCTGGTCAAACAGCTGCTGTAGCTGCGCGGCTTCTTGTGTAGGGCCGAGGAGGCGGACGATAGCGTCAGCATTCTCTTTTGTGACCTTAGATTTGACTTTGTTCTTACCCTGGCGGATTGCGGTCTGGGCTAGGGCATAGGTTCCAAGGAGATCCTCGAGGGTAGCCGCATTCTTTGGGGAAAGACGGGATTTGACTGCCGGGTCCTTGGCTATTGCCGAGATCTGGCCCGAGATCTTCTCATGTGCAGCCTCGAGTGTAGCTTTTGCACCACCACCGGCGCGTACATCCTTGAGGTTGTTGCCTTGAGCTTCTGATATTTCACGGAGGGTACGAGCCAGGTCAGCAGCTGCGCCACCATATGCGGGGTCACCTTCAATCTTAGAGCGCCAAGGTGCTTGGCCAGCTACCATGGCTTCTGGGATGGCAGATGCACCACCGGCGAGGCCTTCTGTCATGTTCTCTTTAAAGCTCTGCTCATCGCCTACAGCTGCTGTAGCTGCACTTTCCCCAGCAAATTCAGACGAACCTTGAGCAAGCGTCTGCCTGGTTAGGCTTTTCTTGATTATTTGCTGGGCTACTAAGCCCTGACCAGCCAGGTCGGCTGCCGCAATAACTAGGCCTCGAACCACACCCCGTGTTTGTGCTTCTTCCATAAGCTCTGGATTTTTAAAAAGAGTAGCAGCCTGGTCAGAATCAGAAAGATTTATACCCTTCTCATCTAGAAAGCTATTTACCTCATTAGAATACTCACGGCTAAAACCGCCTAACGACATGACTGTTGCACCAGCCACAGGGTTACCCGTGGCAGCTGTTGTTGCAATACCGGCAGCCATCTGGGGGGCGCTCTCAGCTACAGTTTCTCCCAGGAATGTCATGAACCCAACCGGGTCATTTGTTACAGTTGATAGCCAGCCTTTGAAATCATCAGGAGCCTCAGCTAATTCTTGCGCATAGGCTGCTGCGCCCGGCGACATAGGGAGATCAGCGGCCTTCTTACGCCAAAATGCAAGTGAACCACTGTTTGCCTTGATACGATCAAACGCAGCATAGACATCTTCTTGGGTTTTCAGGGAGTTTGCGTTTTCGAGGCGCTTATCAACCACCTGGCCATAGTTGACCTGTGCCTGCGGTGATACACCATACTGCCCCATTAAACGGGCAGTGCCCTGGTCATCCTCAAGATTGACCCCCCGGCTTGCCATAGCGCCTTGGGGGACGCCTGCCCTCATGAGTTCTTCATATTTTATGGCATTAGCACCAGCTGGTTCTTGTATCTTGGCTTTTTCTGAAAGTGTACGCATATCCGCCATGGCAGCAGCAGTCGGAAGTGCAGAGATTGTCTGGTAAGTACCCCGGCGGACAGCACGGTCGAAACCAGTGCCTTCCGGGTTGATCTCAGGTTCTGCACTTGTGGTAGTGGGCGCTGAAGCGGTTGCAGGGTTGTAATTTGCCATGGCAAAAGCCATCGCGCCATCACGATCAGGTCCACGCACGGTTCTGATTTGCCCGTCAGGCATCTTTATCTTAAATTCTGGCATGTGAGATCCTAGTGTGAGTTAGTCTACAAAGGAGAAGCCGCCGGAAGCGGCACCCTGTTCAAAAGCGAGGATCTTAGTATTGATCCTTAGTTTCTCTCTTAGGTGAAACAGCCAGGTAGCCTCTGTAGTATCAGCAGTGGCCGGGATTGGTGCCAAGAACAGTGCCATCTCTTTGTCACTGATGGCACCCTTGGTGTTAGCGGTTACGGCTAATGCCTCGTTAACCCTGTAGTTCTCAAGTCTTTGGCGGTAGTAGGCACGTTTAGCACCCGCATCGTTGCCATAGAAGTAATCACGAAGACCTGAGCGATCTAACCACGCTTGTACTGTACCATCCATGGGGCCAGTCAGCCCCCCTTGTTCAAGGGCTGAAATCAGAGTGCCTAATTCATTTACACCTTCCTGCGCCAGGATCACATCGGCACCGGATTTAGGTTTGTTTGCCTTAGATTTTGCAGCAGCCTGGGCATCCGCGCGCCTCTGGCCTTCCACTCGACGAGCTTCCTCGATGGCAAAGGCTTCTTTCTCGGACTGGCGGTTATAATCTTGGATGTTCCCATATTCCTGGCCCATCGCTGCCATCCAGTTACCGCCAGCCCCTGAAGGATCTGAGGCTGATTGGAGGCCTGCGGCGCCTATACGCATTAAGCCTTCGGATCTCATGTCTATTTGACCAGAAGGGACCTTCGATGAACCTCGGGCATTACCAGACAGAGCTGGAGGCTTTGGGTTTGGCTGCTTTGGGTCTACTAAGGCTGGCTGACCCTGGGGATACTGCATCCCGTTAACTTGGCCCATGGTGAGTGCGGGGCGTCCATAAGTATATGCATTCATGATCCGAACCATCCTCCAATCTTCTGACCCCAGGTTGTATCTCCACCTTTCTGGAAAGGCGTGTTGGCAAATCCATAGCCCTGGATGCCCCCGGAAATTGCTGAACCTAATGGGTCAGAATAGTTGCCGGCAAACTGATTAGAGGTCTGAGGGCCATTCTGGGTGAGCATCCCGTTCTTGTAGTCCGTGTAAACATTTGAAGCGAAGTCTCGGTTACCTTCAAAGCGCATACGTTCATCATTCATTCGAGCCTGATCATAACCTTGGAGAGCACCCCCGGCGCCCATGCCCATTTGGTAACCTGTGTTGGCCGTGTTCATACCTGAGTTGTAGGCATTCTCGATCGAGTTATTGGCTGCACCAGCGTTCATCAATGCGTTACCTTGATCGGCAAATGCTTGGCGCTGTTCACCCAGAGACTGAGTGCGGAGGCCATCAAGAACTTGGGACGACACATCAGCGCGGCGGTCATCGTAGGCACGCTCGGCTACTGCTGTAGCTACACCGGCGCGACTGGAGTTTGTATTACCCGAGCCACTTGCGGCCATATCAATGCCTGTCAGCGTGTTCTCTTGTAGGTTGCGACGATCGTCGCGCATTGCGGCGTTAACCAGGGGGTTCATGTTGTCCATGGCATACTGGTTTGCAGTGTCCATGCGTCCCTGTGCCGACACGCCATTAGCCATACCCTGGTACTGGTCGTACAAACCACGGGCGTTTGCACCAAAGCCTGCATTAGCACCA